GTTTGCTCCATGTCTAGAATTTCTAGTCCAAGAGCAGTCGCTTTGGATTTATCGTTTTCGAACGGATCGATCAGTATACCCCGGACTCGGCTTGATTTTACGCCTGAGGCCAGTCTTTGTATCACTGGATCGTCCCAATTCGCTAACGCGAAACGCATTTCCTCTGGCCATCGAATTTCGATGCCTGGTATGTAGGGCAGTCCTCTGCCTCCATACGCTTGAGAGATATATGACGTCGAATCCTTGATAATGTCTCTGCCAAACCAGCGCCCCAGGCCCAGTTTAGCCAGATAGACAACACCAAGGTTAAACGAAGTTCCTTTTCCTATCCATGATAGCCTCTCTCCAAGATCTTTGATCTTACCTGGAAAGGGGTTAGGTTCTTCGAATGAAGACGGACCGGTTTTCCTCCTGTCGCTTAATAAGCGCAGAGGAACGTGGTCGATCTTGTAACGAGGCCCTGAAATCCTAACGTCATACTTGTGACTAGGTTTCGGCTTCATTATATAGTCTTGACAGTAGTGCGCCATCCTATTGGATATCGCGTACTTCTCCCAGTTGACTACTCCAGACCAAGTTTCCAACCTACTGGCAATTGCCTTTAGGTACGACACTTGTCCTATACCGATGTGATCGTCGCCTGCACATGCGTACAGGTGTCTTTTACGGCTACTGACTGCGAACTCTCGCAGGTCAGTAGTCGGCACTCGGTCATTGGCTCTTGCCGATCTCTCCGCTGATAGCGAAAGCATCGACAGGACCATTTTCGCAATTGGTTCTCCCATGAGAACGCCACGTTTTGTGACGTATCCTGAGTACTCGACATTGTCGTGTTCTACAGTTACCAATTCCGTTAAAGGACAGACTTTCTTATACGCTTTGAGCGTCTTGGAGTACCTGGTAGTTTTCCCACGTCGGAAACTGCTGGGCACTTCAAGCAACAGTCTCGGACTGCAATGCAGTTCGATTGCTGCTGTTAAGTAAGCCTTGTATGAAATGGCATCGCGACCATGATCATCCGGATGGAGTCCATCGACGAATGATTTCAGCGCTGTCGCTGCCAGATCATGTTCCAAGTAGTCTGTCGCGGCCGTCAGATCTGACGTCGAGATAGCTTCTATGGATTTCCACTTGTCGGCGTGGCGCCCAAAGGACGCCTCGAATTCCCACGCGTGGTTCGAACCCTGTAGTCCAACCCTTGCCCCTGGCAAGTTGTTCATTGCGTCCCGCAAGGCGTGCCCTGCGGGAGACAAGAACAGGTTGAGCCAAACCCGCGACTTTGTCGCGATTCGGCTTTTGACTCCTGGTTCTGATATTGGTACCGGGTCAACGGGGAGCGGTGGGCTTCCCATGCTCCTCCATTCCTGGTACTTGTAGCCAGCCCATAAGAAAAGAAGAGAGCCGAGTCGGCTGTCGATTCCTTTCTTTAGCTGGAACAGGACGTTTTCTTTATCGTCAACAATGTTGTACGATTCCATAAAACTTCCTTCGATCGGGACTGCCAAATACGCAATTCTCCAAATTGGATAATTCGCATTGGCCTCACTTGAGACTTTGTTGCCCATGGCATCAATGTAGTTCCCTCTTTCTTCTTCAAGTTCTTTTACCTTCTCAGAGATTCTGAGTTTGGTGTAGTCGTACATGAAGATAGGCTCCACGTTTGCCGAGATGAAGTTCTTACACTCTGGAAAAGTTTCCAAGTACGGAAGCTTCATTGCTCGCATGTCCCATGGACCTCGAGACGCCGGCCACCGTATTGGCAGCGTGGCACCTTCAAATCCTCGGGTGAACATTTCTAGACTGGGACTCCCAATCATAGAAATTCCGTTCGCGTGAATGAACTGACAGTATGTCTTCGCTTGAAGATCGGAAGCTACAAGCTCCTTCTCCTTGCGATCCATTCTGTCTAAGAGATCCTTAAGTTTGTCGACCTCTGGAATACCAGTGGTGTCTAATTTAAGCATCTTACTGACCGGAGACATTATGAATTCCTTGAATTCGTTTGTCAATATGGCATATTTCCCTCCTTCGCGTCTTGTGTACTCGATACAACTTGAGTTAGATAAGGACAAATGCGAGTCATTGACTCTGCGATTGAACTTACTCTGACGCAGCTCATCACCAATGGTGTAAGCTGCCGCTGAGAGAGAATTGTAGGAAATTTGTGTGTACGCATTGCGTTCGCCGCACAGTCTTTCCTTGAGCCCAACCAATTCTACCATGACTTCCCTCACCGAGGGCCCTGGTAAGAATCTGGTCTGGGTTAAATGAGCTGCTACCCAACCGATGTTATCTTCATCGGAGTAGTTGTATCCCATTGGGATAATCGAAACTCCTGCGCGCGTCAATTGATCAATGATCTTTTTCCCGTACGCAGTTTGGGACAGCTTAACAAACTCGCTGCTGGGTTTTTCAAGCAGCTGGTTTTGAAAGAGATGGTTCTGGATGCTGTTAGAAAATTTCTTCACATCCTTGCCGAACTGAGTAATACTCTTAACGGTGAATATCTCCTTAAGCAACCAAGAGCGGAATTCTATCCAATTTGGATTCAGAATACACCGGAATTTGGTTGCTAAAACAATCGAACTTTGGATTCCGAGAAACGTCGCCTCGCGACGTCCTCTTCCGCGGCTGCGCAGAGCGGCTATTAGCCTCGTCTGCGCACACCTCGGCCAGTCCGAATTGTTAAACAGCAACTTCAAGAAGCCCCGGCGCCTCGCCGGGCCAAAAGATGAAGCTGTTTTCAAGGTCAACATTTGTATACCTCGGTTAGTAACCACAGGTAGCCTTGCGTCGCACAATGTGCCAGCAAGTTTTGTTGCCTTTACGAAGGAATCGAAAGTATCGGGTCCAGTGGACTCGTCTACGATCAATCCTTCCCCCACTTCCTGGATCCACCCAGTGGCATCATCGATGCTGTTGTTTGGTTCTATCCTTTCTCTCTCGGTATTCCCGAGACGGAACGTTTCCAGTTCCAGGGAGACAAGTCTAAAAGCAAACTCCATGCACACGGCGCGCCACT